AGCTGGAATCCGCGTCGCAAGAGCGATGCGATCGACGACTTTTTGCGCGGACGTCAGCCGGAGGGCGCGCTGGTGGTGAAAGCCAACTGGCGCGACAATCCCTGGTTTCCGCAGGTGCTGGAGGAGGAGCGGCTGCTCGACCAGAAGCTCTATCCGGAGCGCTACGATCACATCTGGGAGGGCGACTATGCGCGCGCCTTCGAGGGCGCCTATTTTGCCTCGCTTCTTTCGGAGGCGCGGAGCCAGGGGCGGATCGGGAAAGTCTCCGCCGATCCGCTGCTGCCGCTGCGCGCCTTCATCGATATCGGCGGCGCGGGCGCAGCGGCCGATGCCTTCACGATGTGGATCGTGCAGTGGGTGGGAGGCGAAATTCGCGTGCTCGATTATTACGAGAGCGTCGGCCAGGTGCTGGCGTTTCACGTCAACTGGCTGCGCTCGCGCGGCTACGACAAGGCGGTGCTGTATCTGCCGCACGATGGCGTCGCTGCCAACAACATCACCGGCAAGCGCTATGAGGATCACTTACGCGAGGCCGGCTTTGCGGTCGAGCCGCCGGTGAAGAACCAGGGGCCGGGCGCGGCGACGATGCGGATCGAGGCGCTGCGGCGGCTTGGCCCGCAGCTCTGGTTCAACGCCGAGACGACCGAGCCCGGGCGCGAAGCGCTCGGCTTCTATCACGAGCGCAAGGACGAGACGCGCAATATCGGCCTCGGCCCCGAGCACGACTGGTCGAGCCACGCTGCGGACGCGCTTGGGCTGATGGCGATCTGCTACGAGCAGCCGGGACGGGTCGCCGCATTCAACCGTCCGATCCGCTACGCGGAGCTGGGGTGGGTGTGAGCCGTGCCGCGCGCATTTGCAATCTGTCTCACCAAGCAAGAGAGTCTGTCATGCCAAAGATGTCGATCTCCGAAGTGAAGGCGATGCTCGCCTCCGAAAAGGCCAACGCGCTCGCCGCGATGTCTGCGGCGCGGCTCGCCGAGGAGCGGGCCGATGCCATGGACTATTACCTCGGCGACATGAGCAAGGAAATGCCGGCGCAGGACGGCCGTTCGCGCGCCGTGTCGACCGACGTCGCCGATGCGATCGAAGGCCTGATGCCGCAGCTGATGGATATCTTTGCGGGGTCCGACGAGGTCGTGCGTTTCGAGCCGGTCGGCCCGGAAGACGTCGTCGCTGCGCAGCAGGAGACCGATTATGTGAACCACGTCTTCATGCAGCAGAACCCCGGCTTCATGGTGCTCTATTCCTTCATCAAGGATGCGCTGCTGTCGAAGGTCGGCGTCGTCAAGGTCTGGTGGGAGGAGCGGGAGGAAGAGAGCCGCGAAACCTATTACGATCTCACCGACGACCAGTTCGCATTGCTCGCCCAGGACGTCGCGGAATCGAACGGCGCGATGAAGATCGTCGCGCATACGGTGCACGATGCGAACGCTGATCCTGTGACGAGCGAAACGATGGGATGAGCGGCGAGCTTCCTGGATGCCTTGCGCGACGTTCAAGGCCGCGGCGAACCTGGAGGCCACCTCCGCAATTGCCATTTTCCGCCAACGCGAACGACTTCAGCGGGCCAATCGACGAGGTCGGAATCAGGCTTGGGGCGCCAACTCACTTTGACCGATAGACGATCGTCACCGTCCCAGCCGACATACTCCCAAAGCTCATATCCCTCAGACCTGTAGTGAAAGGCAGGCTCGGTGGAATCGCCGTTCGCCGGCACGATGTCGATGCCATTGTTCCCATCGGACGGGCCTTCGGTCCAGAAGACCGATGCGAGCCACTTCTTGCCGGGCGAGTAGCGCGGGGGAGCGACGATGTTTTCTTTCTTTCCGTCCTGCTGCCGGATCAGGAGCCATTCGTCGCCTTCGTAGAACATCACGTGGACGAGAAGTAACCGATCTTCGGGGAAATAATCATAAAGCATATATTTTTTGCAGCTTCCGTAGGGCCCTTTTTCGCATGCTTTCTGATTGTCTTTGTAGAGTTTCACGGCGCCATTGCCTAACGTCAGGCGTAGTTCCCCGCCCCGACGTGCCGCCAGCGCGCCGGTCTTTGCGATGCAGGCTTTTTCAAATGCACGCGAGAAGGGGTCATCCTCGTAGCCTCCCGTTTTCGTCTTTTCGGCGAGAACGATCGCGGGATGCTGACAAGCACCATCTCGCGGCAGGGGAGGAACACAAGCGAAATCCGCAGGGCACGGAGTGTCTAACGAAGTTTCCGCGAATGCGCTGCTTGCCCCCATTGAGGCGGACAGCGCGCCAAGAAGAAACACCCGCATCGCCATTTTTGGGATCGACCTGCGAACGGCTGAAATGAACTTCAACGTACTGTCTCCATGGAAGCCGGAAGAAGAGCGCGGCGCATATCGATGATGGCCTCCGGCCGCTGCAGCCGAAAGCTAACCTTTTGGGCTGGATAACCTAGAGTAGTACCTGACCGCTCGAGATATCAAGTCTCACTTCTTCACCGCATGCGCTGGGCGATCATTGCCGGCTCAACAATTGAGGGAATCAAGAGATGCCCGAATACAGATATCCCGGCTATGGGCCGACCACGGAGAATTGGCTGACGCCTCGCGCAAAGACCAAAGGTGGTTATCACGGCGGGAGTGACAATCCGGCCAAGCCGGGAACGCCGGTCTACGCCCAGCACGACGGTGAAATTTTCAGAACCGGCAAAATCGATGGCTACGGCATGTCCGTTGTTGTCAAATCGAAAGCCCCGGACGGCACGGTCTTCTATCAGCTCTATGGCCATCTCGGACCGGATCCGCTGCCGGCACCGGGTACACCAGTTGTTGCGGATCAGCCTATACCGGGCGCGGTCATCGGTACCACGAAATATGTACAGGATCAGGGAGGTCTTACGTCCGGTCCGCATTTGCATCGCGAGATCATTTCCGGCAAGGCGCCTTTGAATGCCGATCCGAACAAGGGACTCGGAATTTATTCGAGCGACATCACACACAAGTCTGATCCGGACACGTTCGATATCGATCGTCCGGTCTTTCCATACCAGAACGGGGAGCCGAAGCCGGCGCTTCCATCTGGCGTGACAACTGCGTCGCCACGATCTCCGCAGGTTCGACCGTCTCTTCCGGGCGATACACCGCCGACGGATAATGCTCGGAGGGGAGCTGCGTCCCCATCATCGTCCAACATCGGCATTCCTGGTGCAGAAGGTCCGACCTCGCTTGGTGGGCCGAACGGTCCGGCATTACTGCGGGCTCCAGCGTTTTTGCGCCCGCAATCGCCTGGGAGTTCGGCACCAGTTGCGGACCCGGCGCTGCCACCGCTGGACTTCGCGCCGGAGGTACCTCGGAATTTTGGTCCGTTCACGATGCCGGGGTCGTTCGGTGGGCCGGGTGTCGCATCGGCTGCATCGGGGACAGCGGCCGTTCTCGGGCCCGGCTCTCCTAAGCCCGGGGATACGCGGTCCGGTTCAAACGCGCCGTCGCCGGCTCCGACACTCTTCCCGCTCGAGGCGCTGCTGGCACCCGATCATACTCGCGCATTGGATCAATGGGCTTCGTCCCCGCGGCGGAGAGGCGCGTCACCGCTCACGCCGAGTGTTTCCGCCGAACCGTCGGCCTCGCTGGATTCGTCCAATTTCGATCGGGCGTCCGCCGGCGGACTACTCGGCTTGATCCAGGATTACATGCGCAACAACGGCTATGAGTCGCCGAGCCATATGTCGGATCAAATAGGAAAATCAGAAATCAACTTGACGCGTCGGGCAAAACACCGCTAAAGTGTCATCATCGAAACAGTTGACATCGACCCGCGCGGAGCATCGCTGCGGGTTTTTTCATTCCTATGGCCGAAATCGGACGATGGCGGCGCTTCGCCGCCTTGCCCCTGCTCTGCATGATCCGGGACGATCTGCGCAACAACGGGGATTAGTCCGCTGCTGCTCTTCTGCCGCCTGCTCGCGCGCGGCAAAAACCCAAGAGTTCAATCACACATGCCCATTCCCTTGCTCGCCCCGGCGCCGCCAGCGCCGATGGGCTCTCTCGTCACGCACGACGTCACCATCGTCACCACGCGCAAGCGCGCGCAGGCGAGGGTGATGGGGGTGCCGCCGGAGGAATTCGGCATCGAGCGCGGCGCCCGCAGCATCCGCGATTGCAACTATTGCTTCCACGAGGTCGTCACCAAGACGGAAGCAGAGCTGATCGCGGAAGGTTTCGATGCCGGCCAGATCAGGGCGTTGCGGCCACATACCGGAACGACCGAGATCGAGACCCTGGCGCGCGATACCGTGGAAGAGCATCTCTCCGCGACGGCAGGCGGTGCAAGCGCCAATACGGCCGCGCGGCTCGTGCGCATCACCGAGCACTATGTGCGGATGGATTACGAGGGCTCTGATCGCCCTTGTCTCTATCAGGTCATCACTGGCGGCGACCAGGCCGAGATCCTACGCAAGGACGGCAAGGACTGCATCACACCATTCGACCAGATTCCGTTCGCCGCCACCACGCCGGTGCCGGTAACGCACCGCTTCTTTGGTCGCTCGATCGCCGACCTCGTGATGCCGCTGCAGCGGGAGAAGACCGCGCTGAAGCGCGGCGCGCTCGATAATCTCTATCTGCACAACAACCCGCGTGTCGAAGTCGCCGAGCAGAATGCCGGCCCGAACACATTGGACGATTTGCTGGTGTCGCGGCCAGGCGGCGTCGTTCGCACCAAGACGGCGGGGGGGCTCAACTGGCAGGTGGTGCCTGACATCACCACGTCGATCTATCCGATGCTGCAATATGTCGACGCCGAGGTTGAGACACGCACCGGCCTTGGCAAGCAGGCGCAGGGCATCGATGCCAACGCGTTGCAGAACCAGTCGGCGACCGCGGTCGCACAGGTGTTCTCGGCCTCGCAGATGCGGATCAAGCTGATCGCGCGCATCATGGCCGAAGGCGTGCGCGACATCTTTGCGTTGCTGCACGGGACGATTCACAAGCATGGTCAGCGCCAGGAGGTCGTGCGGCTGCGCAACGCCTGGGTCGACGTCAATCCGCGCAACTGGAAGACGCGCGACGACATGACCATCAATGTCGGCCTCGGCTCCGGCGGCAAGGCGCAGCAATTCGCGCAGACCATGGCGATTGCCAACGTCCAGAAAGAGCTGCTTGCGGGCGGCAAGATGAATCTCGTCGGCGACCAGCAGCTCTACAACACCGCCGCCGAGCTGACCCGGATCATGGGGCACAGGAATCCCGACCAGTTCTTCAACGATCCGACAGCGGTCAATCCGCAGACAGGACAGCTGCTGCACCCGCCGCCGGCACCGGCGCAGCCGCCGCCCGATCCAAAGCTGTTGGCCGTGCAGGCGCGGGCACAGGTCGACGCCGCGCTCGCCGCGCATCAGGCGCAACTCCTGCAACAAAAGGCGCAGAACGACGCGATCCATCTCCAGGTGAAGACGCAAGGAGAGATCGAGCTCGCCAAGATCAAGGCCGCGCTCGACGCCAAGATGACGGTGCTGGAGACGCATCTGAAGGCGGCGATCGAAGCGGGGAAAGCGCAGCGTTCATATCCGCCGGGCGCACGCAAGGCCAGGGACGGCCACCATTACATGCCTGATGCCAACCGTCCCGGCAAATATCTGCTGGTCGTTCACCATGGCTGATTATTCCCTGATGCCGGTCGAGCATCAGCCGGACTTCGAGAATGCCTCTCTCGTTCCAGTCGACCACGATCCGTTCAGCGCCGACGGCGTTGCGCAACACGTGCCTTATCAACAAGCACAGGGGCAGCTCGCGCAGCCTCCGCAGCAGCAGCCAGCGACAGGAGTTGGCCGACTTTATGTCGGCCCGGCCACGAAGATCCCGCTGACGTCAGACGAAGGCGAATCCTGGGATCCGGACACCGAAAATAACGATATCTCAGAGCGAGGCCAACCAGCCGCATCGCCAATTGCTCAAGTCAAGCCCGCTCCCGATTGGTCGCAATCTTTTCAGCCGCTCGGTGAGGTGAAGCCCGCGACGTTTCCGCCCACGCAGCAGATCGGGCATTACGCGATCGACGCGCTGACAGCTCTCGGTGTGCCGCTGCACAATGCTCAGGAGCTGTCGACGCGTATCGGTAACTTGTTGAGCCTGACCCCGCTTGGAGTTGCCGGGTCGGCGCTTGACCTCATCGATGCGAAGCGCCGCGACGACCTTCCTGCAGGAATTGAGGCTGCGGCCGGACTGATACCCGGTGCGAAGGGCGTCGGGCGCATCGTCGGCCGAGAAGCGCGCGCACTAACGAGTAAGGTTCGGCTCACGCCAGCGTCCTGGGCAGCCAAAAAAGGATACGCCGGTGTCGGAACGACTGCGAACGGCGGGCCGACTTTTGCAGGAACCGAGCATCTCTATCCTGCCACACAGGGGCAGCGAAACGTTGTGAACATACCACTTAATGGCAGCTATAGAAAAGACTTCGCTCTTGCGAACAAGGAGGGGAAATTCACTGAAACACCGGGTGGATACGTGTGGCACCACGTCGACGACTTCAATCCGCAGACTGGAAGGGCCACTCTTGAGCTGATAGATGAAGACGCGCACAATGCTACGCGACCTCATACGGGCTCGGTTGCGCGGTACTCAAAGCACCACGGAGTGCGGTACAAGCGTTGATAAGGAAACGGGCAATGGTTGTTTTTGAGCGAACTGCTCCACCGCTTTCTGAGCTGGACATCAAGCGTGTCGAGAACCAACTGGGTATTCGCTTGCCGCATGATCTCAGGGAACATTACCTTCTGCACAACGGCGGAACGCCTCGTCCTCAATTTTTTCCCAAGGACGGAGACGCGTATGATGTTAAGTGTTTCCATTCCATGAACACTGGCGCGAGGGGATCAAGCTTCGAGCGGACCTATGTCATGATGGTGGATCAGACACCAGAATTTCCTCGAGGATATATACCCTTCGCGCACGATTCTGCAGGCGACATGTTTCTTTACAGTGTGAGGCCAGAGTCTTACGGAAATATCTTGTTCGAGTCACATGAAGATTACGAGGACCCTGATCGATACGTTGTGTTTCTCGCCCCGACACTGAAGGAATTTATCGATTCTCTGACCGAGCTACCTGAAGGGTTGTAGTGGCAGTGGAGCCGCGCGGATTACGGATCTGCGGGCAAGGTCGTGATTGTGTGTCTGGACATCTACGTTGGGCGCGCGGACCGGCCGCTCGCTGAAACAACCCTCGGCCCCAGAGCCGCCGCCCGATCCGAAGCTGCTCGCCGTCCAGGCGCGGGCGCAGGTCGACGCCGCGCTCGCCGCGCATCAGGCGCAGAACGACGCGATCCATCTCCAGGTCAAGACGCAAGGCGAGATCGAGCTCGCGAAGATCAAGGCCGCGCTCGACGCCAAGATGTCGGTGCTGGAGACGCACCTGAAGGCGGCGATCGAAACAGAGAAAGTGCCGCGTTCATATCCGCCAGCCGCGCGATGGTCGCGAGACGATTACCACTATGTGCCGGGGTCCAACGGGCTCGGTAAATTCCTTGGTGATTCATCATGGCTGATTATTCCCTGGTGCCGGTCGAGCATCAGCCGGACTTCGAGAATGCTTCGCTCGTTCCGGTCGACCACGATCCGTTCAGCGACAGCGGCACGGTTCAGCAGGTGCAGGCTCAACCTCAGCCGGCGCAGGCCCAACCGCAACGGCCTCAATCGCCGGAAACCCGAGGGAATCTACCCGACGTCGGTCCGCCGCTCATCGGTGATGGCGGACAATTCTCCGCTGGAACGGCCTTCGGCAACAAAGCGGCCGATATCGCCAGCAAGGTCGCGTACGGCATGATGAGGCAGGCTGCCACGCTCCCGCAGCGCGCGATGGATGCTTCGAGAGAATCATTTGCGCACAGATATGGACCGCCTCCCAGCACGATCAGCGATTCCGACGTATGGGTAGATCCACTCATCCCGATTGCGGCAGAGACAGCCATGATGATGGCGGGACCTGGTTCGCTGATGGCAGAACGCGGCGCCGCGGGCGCTCTTGGCGGCAAGCTGCCGCTGCGGCCGAGTCCAGAAATACTTCCCGAAGAGCTCGCAGGGCAGACTCGATCGCAAATCCGCGACTTGGCACTCGACAAGGGCCTAGTGCCAAAAGGTGACCCATTGCATCCTGACTATCCACGGAAATGGAGTGATCCGGTTACAAATCAACGACGCCTTCGGTTGGATCGGGGGCATACCGATACGGAAACGGGGCAGCCATTTGACAACGCGAACGCCGCCGTCGATCACGTGCATGGATATGACGTCGATGGAAATTCGATTAAGATAAATAGCGACCGACACATTCCAACAAAGGGCGAGTAGCAATGGGTGATAGAGCAAGCCACGATCGATCTGTCTTCAAATTGCTTGACGGCGACGTCCGCGTCTGGGTTGAGCCGGAAGAAGGGATCTACTTGAAAGCCGCTGAAGGAAACGATCCGGTCGAGCTCACGAAAGAGATGGCAAAGCAATTGGCAGCTGCGCTGTTGGAGATGGCCGCTCAATTGGATGATTAGCCCCGGAGTAGCACTGCAGTCGAGTTGACGCGGATCTTGGGCTCCACGAACGCCGATCCGTTCTTCAAGGATCCGGCCACCGTCAATCCGCAAAGCGGGCAGCTTATGAATTCGCTGCCACCCGATCCGAAGCTATTGGCCATACAGACGCGCGCAAGGAACGCTGTTCAATCAAACCATCAACATCACTGGTGCTAATGGTCGCACGATTCCGGTCGTCACAGGTTGGATAGTGAGGTCAGATGGCGTGCCAAGGCTCGTCACAGCCTTGCCCAGGAGCGAGTAGTCAAATGTTTGACCTATATGACGTGGTTGTACTGAAGCATGCGATTGGCGCAGATGCCGTTTCAATCTCCGCAGACCCAGCTACACGGTCAACAGCCGCAGACCCAGCCGCAACAGCCCGTTGCGGGAGCCAACGAGCCCGGTGTCGCTGCGCCAGCGACTGGCAATGACCCCGGTGGATCGGGCGGGGTCGCCGGCGTCAAGCGCTAAGGCGGCGCTGAAGGTGGCGACTTTCCGAGCCGCAACGCAGGGATCGGATTTGAGAGCTCGGAGCGCGCATGGGATGCTGCCGCCAAAGAAATGAGAGACCCTGGCGTCCCCTCAAGACCGTTTGCGACCGCAACCCGGAAAAGAAAGTGGTTGGGGTGACCTCGGAACGGTCGATGCGCATTGAACACAATGGGCAATGGACCGACGTGCCGAAGGAGTGTCTATCCGGTATGTCTTTTGGCGTAGATGGGCTGGCGCTAGAGGGTGACGATACCGGTCTAGGTATATTTCTTACCGGAAAATCGACGGATAAGGGCGAGAGTCTGAGACGTACGATATTTAGATCGCGTGACGACATCCAATGCTCCCAGATAGAGCGCTACCTGAATGTCGACACTCAGGATCACGAAATGAGAGAGCATAGTCGGGACTTACGCTGAGTGCGCCGGGAGACCGGCAAGGGGTGCCGCGCCTAGACGCGGCCAGGAGCAGAGACTTCTGCACACGCTACAGCATACTGGCTGAACGTTGCGACGGCGGAGTGCGATCTTGGGGCATCCGCCGCGCGCTATATGAAGACACGACAGCCGAACAACGAGGAGGAAGCCAATGGCTGACGAGAACACGCTTGAGAGGGCGGCCGTGCGGGCGGCTCGCGCCGAGGCGCTACTCGACGACGAATTGCTCAGCGAGTCCTTCGATGCGCTCGAGAAAGACTATGTCGCGGCCTGGCGCGCCACCACGGTCGACGATGCTGCCGGACGCGAGAAGCTGTTTCTGGCGATCAACATTGTAGGCAAGGTGCGCGATCATCTCGCAGGCATTGTCGCCAACGGCAAGCTGGCACGTGCCGAACTGAAGGAGCTTGCGGAAACGGCAGAGCGGCGGAAGCGGTTCGGGATCATTTAGTCTGCACGATTCCTGCACAACTAAAGGGTGAGTAGACATTGTTCTTGATTTGTTCAATGGATAGTCGATGCCATCCTTCGCTCAACGTGCTGGCAGATAGCGAATGTCTCATGGTGCACCCGAGCTCTGCAGTGGCCGCCGATGGAAAGTTCTCCGAGGGGTCTTCGTTGAGTTCTGATTGCGATCAAATCTCTTCGCCCGAACGCCGTGCGCCGAGATCTCACGACGCTTCCATGCGTCGATGCCGCCCCTGCGTGGATAGCGCAGGCTCCCGGCGTGCAAGTCTCGTCACGTCGAACCGGAGTTCGCCTCCGCGCCATCAGGCCAGCGAGATCGTAACGTTGTAACTGGAAACACTTGTGCCTCTCGCGCGCGACCGCAGGCAGCGCCTGCGCCTCACGCGACGCTGTTGGCCCTTATCGGAAATCGAAGATGACTCTACCGACTTCAACTTTCGTCACCTATTCCGCGGTCGGTAACCGCGAAGACCTCAGCGATATGATCTATCGCATCGACCCGGTCGATACGCCGTTCATGAGTGGCGTCGACAAGGAAAAGGCGGCCGCCGTTAATCACGAATGGCAGACGCAGGCGCTTGCGCCCGCCGACAACACCAACGCTCAGCTCGAAGGCGACGATCCCAACACCAATACGACCACGCCGACCGTTCGCCTCGGCAATCTCTGCCAGATCTCCTACAAGGTCGCGCGGGTGTCGGGCACGCAGCAGGCGGTGGATCACGCCGGCCGCGACAACGAGCTCGCGTACCAGGAAATGCTGAAGGGTCTCGAACTCAAGCGCGACCTCGAGACCATCCTGTGCGGTACCAACCAGTCCAAGGTCGCGGGCAACACCACGACACCGCGCAAGAGCGCGTCCGTCCTCTCCTGGATCTTCTCGAACACTTCGAAAGGGACGGCCGGCGGCGCGGCGGACCCGGCGGCCGCCGACGGCACCGGCACGCGAACGGACGGCACCCAACTCGCCTTCACCGAGGTACGTCTGAAGACCGTGCTGTCCGCGATCTGGGGCAACGGTGGCAAGCCCGGCACCATCATGACCGGCGCCTTCAACAAGCAGGTGTTCTCGACCTTCACTGGCCGCTCCACCGCGATCGAGGAGGCGAAATCGAAGAAGATCGTGGCGTCGGTCGATGCTTATGAATCCGACTTCGGCAAGCTCAAGGTGGTCGCCAATCGCTTCCAGCGTCCGCGTGACGTCCTGGTGCTCGAGCTGGACAAATGGGCGGTGGCCTATCTCAACGGCCGCAACATGATCTCGATTCCGCTTGCCAAGACGGGCGACTCCGATCGCCGCCAGATCCTGGCGGAATATGCGCTGGTTGCTCGTAACGAAAAGGCCTCCGGCGGCGTGTTCGACAACACCACCTCCTGAGCGATCGCGATCATCTACTTCACCTCGGGGCGGCCTTTGGGTCGCCCCTTATTTTTGGAGATCCAAGATGCCGATTCCCGGCAATCGCACCATCAATACCGCCGACCTCACGGCCTATACACCATCCTGCGGTGCCAGCCCCGTCGCCGCCTATGTCCGCTCTCCCTTTCGCTGCCGATTGCTGAAGGTCGCCGGCATTCTCGGCGGCGCCCTCACGACCACCGACGGAACGATCACCGTATCGGTCAACGCGGTGACGCTCGCGACATTCGCCGTTCCGCAGGCGGGATCTGCCGCCGGCCTGTTGTTCTCGGTCGTCCCGCCGTCGCCGACTTATCTCAACGAGGACGACGTGATCGTGCTGACGCCGTCCGGTGCCGCCGGTGCGGCCGTTCCGATGCATTTCTCTGTTACCGTGAGGACCGCCTGATATGCCGTTCTTCTCCAAGCAAAACTCCTCGCGCGTCGGGCCGACCCAGACGATCGCCTATGACGGCAGCGTCGCTGCCACCAACCCTTTCGGGACAGAGACCTACCAGGTGCGCCTGGTTGCCAATTCCGGCTGCAGCTACCGCATCGGTGATGGCGCGCAGACCGCGACCACTTCGGATCCATATCTTCCGGCCAATGTCGTGGAATTCGTCACGGTCAGTCCCGGTCAGCGCATTGCCGCGTTGAAGGCGGCGACCAATGGTCTCGTCACGGCGACGGCGGGTACGCTCTGGATCACGGAGATGTCCTGATGGAAGGCGTCCTGATCCGTCCGCATCTCGACAGCAACGGTCGCGACCTCGCGATCGAGCATGTCCAGGACGTCGCGCCGATTCTGGAGTGGAACAGCAAGGCGCGCAGCGATGAGCAACGCAGCGAGTGGGGGCGACACGTCGCCCGCATTCCCAATGTCATCTACGTCAAATGGCTCAACGAGGAGCATGCCAGGGGCAATACCTCGTTGCGGCTGTTCACGCCTGAATTCGACGCGATCGTGCAGACCAAGCTCGACGATCCCGAATGGGCCTATTTGCGAACCGACAGGCCGAAATTGCAGGCTGGCTGGTCAGCGGAGCTCTCGTGACCCAGATCACCGATTACACGTCGCTGCAATCAGCAGTGACCGAATATCTCGCGCGCGATCAGGACACGACGTTGATCGCACGGATCCCGACCTTTGTTCAGCTGGCGGAAGCCAAGTTCAATCGTCAGCTGTTCGTGCGGCAGATGGAGCAGAGGGCGACAGCGCTCGTCGACCTTGGATCGGACGAGCCCGAGTTCATCTCGTTGCCGTCGGATTTTCAGTCCATGCGTCGGGTTCGGCTGTCGAGCGTAACGGAAAAGCCGTGCCTCGAATTCAAGTCCGGAACGCAGATGGACGAGTATCGTTTCGCGACGTCTGATGTTGCCGCGCAGCCGCGATACTTCACCGTCTTCGGCAACGAGCTCGAACTCGCACCGTCTCCTGATGCCGCCTACACCATCGAGATGGTCTACCGGCAGAACGTGCCGGCGCTTGCGTCCAACGGGGACAACTGGCTGCTGGCCATGGCGCCCGACCTCTATCTCTACGGGGCGCTGCTGGAGTCCGCTCCGTATATCAAGGAAGACGCTCGCATCCAGACCTGGGGACTCGGGTTCACTTCGGCGCTCACGGATCTGAACAATCTCGGACTGACATCGACCTTCAATGCGGGGCCGATGACGATGCGCGTGTCCGGACAGGTCATCTAGGAGACGACAATGGCAAGCTTCAACAAGTTCTATTGCTTCGTGCAGGATGTCGCGAACGCGCTACACGACATGAAGACTGGAACGGCGCAGGTCTACAAGGTCTATCTGACCAACACGGCGCCCGTCGTCACTAACACGGTCTACAACACGCCTGCGGATCTTGCGGCCGGCAACGGCTACACCGCAGGCGGTAACAGCATCGGCACTATCACGGGCGCGCAGACGACCGGCACATTCAAGTTCGTTGGTGGTACCGACCCGGCGTGGACGGCCTCGGGTGGCTCGATCGGGCCGTTTCAATATGCCGTGCTCTACAATTCGACGTCGTCGACCAAGCCGTTGATCGGCTGGTGGGACTACGGCGTGCCGATCACGCTGACGAATGGCAATACGTTCACCGTCGATCTGGACCAGGTCAACGGTCTGCTGACGATCACGTAAGTGAGGGCGCGTGATCATCGATCATATCGGAACCGAATATCGTGCACGCCGCATTGTCCTTCCGAAAGACCAGGCCATTCACCCGAGCAGGCCGATGTGGTGGACGCCGCAAGGCGACATCACCCGTTACAAGATCGCCGCGCGCGGCATCGGCGGCGTAGTTCTCTGGCAGGGCGTTTTCGACGATCTGGCAACAGCGCTGAGGTTCTGGTCGGAGCTATTCGACATCGGGCCGGTCCCCGCAATCTGGGACCTGCCGACGCCGTCCTGGTTTCCAGGGCTGCTGATCCCCGGCGTCGTCTATGAATTCGCGACGGTTCAAACTTTCTCGACGGTCGGGACCACGAATTGGAACGTGCCGGGCTTCGTCTATTCGACGTCGTATTTGTCGGTGGGCGGCGGCGGTGGTGGCGGCGGCGGTCCTGGCAACTCGGACGGTGCCGGTGGTGGTGGCGCGGGTGATGTCATTCCAGGCAGCACCGCGCTCGCGCAAGGCACCAAGCAGGTTTCCGTTACGGTTGGCGCGGGTGGCGTGGGTGGCTCAACTCGAACGTCACCCGGCAGCACCGGCGGCAATTCGCTGTTCGGCGCGTTCGTGACGGCGAGAGGTGGT